GCTCATAGGAAATATTTATGGCGTTTTTCTCTAAAGCCGCGGCAACCGTTGCTGGGTTTGCGGCAGGAGCAGCACTCGCTGACAAAATAGGTGGTATTGTATCACAAACACAGCAAGCTTTCAACAAATCCAAATTTGGGGATGTTGCTGGAGCAGCTTCAGCTGCGGGTTACAAACCAATTACTAAATTCAAGGCCAACGCGTTTCCAAACTCACCGAGCGCGCTTGCTGCTCAATCTTCTCAAGAGTCTTTAAAAAATAAAGATGTTTTTGAAGTTTTGACATATCCACAAGATATAGGTAAGTACTTTATCAAGTTTAGTTTTCAGTCTTATGTAAAAGAGGCCGCTTTAAAAATTGCTAAAGATGAACCAACCGTTGTAGTTATTTTTCCAATTCCTTCTACTCTAAACGAAAATTTCTCTGTGTCTTACAATGATGCAAAGCTCGGTCCAATAACTGGTGCTTTAGCTGAGGGAGCTGCAAAAGGCGCAGCTGCTGCTGGAGGAGGAGTGATGAGTCAGCTTGGTGGAGCGTTGAAAGGTGCAGCTACTACTGCTGTTAAAGAAGTTGGAGCTGGAGCCTACGCTGCTGGTGTTTCTAAAATATCAAACGAAACTATAAGAGCAAACATTGACAAGGCTACTGGAATTGTTCCCAACCCTCACTTAGCCGCTATCTTCCAAGACATTGGGCTCAGAGAGCATAGCTTTACTTTTAGATTTTCTCCAAAAAGCAAACAAGAAGCTGACTTACTTAAAAAAATAGTTAAAACAATCAAAAGAAGAATGCTTCCAGGTACTGCTTTGAGTGCTGAAGCATCAACAGGTCCTTTGTTTTCATTTCCTGATGTTGTTGATATTTCTTTTGGCCCAAAAGGATCAGAGCCTTACAAAATTCAAAGATCGGTTTTGACATCAATGACAGTAAACTACGCACCTAATGGAACACCGTCCTTTTTTAAGGATGGTTCCCCAACAGATATTGAAATTGGATTGAGTTTCAAAGAAGTTAGGGTTGTTACTAGAAAAGATTATGAAGATGAAAAGAATACAACAGCTGTTTCACCTTCAACCAATAAAGTAATTCCAGGGACAAAATAATGGCTGGTTATTTTAATTTTTTTCCATCGACAGAGTATGCAAATACAATTGTCACAAATTTAATTTCTAAAGTAAAATTTGATCAAAGTGTACAAAAAAACCTAGCTGTATTTTATCCTTATACAGTAGAGCAGGGAGAAAGACCCGATCAAATAGCTGCTAGATATTATAATAATCCAGAATTGGATTGGGTGATATATCTTGCTAACGATATAATGGATCCTTATTATGATTGGCCATTGAGTCAAAATCAATTTTATGATTACATCACTGCAAAATATGGATCAGTATCTTCTGCACAAGCAAAGATAGCTTTTTATAGAAACAATTACGCTTCAGATGACACTTTGCTTAATATATCCTCATACAATGCTCTTCCATCTCAATTAAAAAAGTATTTCAAACCAGTTTTGGGATTCAATGGGGCTGTTGTTTCCTATGATAGAAAAGAATTGGATCAAATTTTAGAAACTAATGAAGTTGTGGATTTGACAATATCTTCTGGCTCGTTTGTTGCTGGTGATAGATTTGTTCAGAGTACATCAAGTGGGTACGTTACTTTTGCAAACACATCTCATGTGGTTGTTGATAAGATTACAGGCTCATTTACCACTGGAGCTGCTACTGGAGCTACAATTACATCTGTCAATGTTATAAGTCAACCAATATCTAATGTGGAAGCGTCTTATTGGGAACCTGTAACTTGTTTTACGTATGAAGAAGAATTAAACGAATCGAAGCATTTTATTAAAATCCTTGATAAGGCATATGTTGGTAAAATTGAAAAAGATATGAGAGAGCTTTTTAGATGACCAACTATGAAGTCGGTGATGTAGTAATAAAAGATATTACTTTAAAAAACAAAAATACAAAAGCTGAGATCAATCCATCAGATCAAATTTCTGCCATTGACATCTATGAAGACTTTAACTCACCAACATTATATGCTGAAATAACTTTTGATGATAAAGTAGGATTGATTAATGACTTTCCTATTATTGGAGAAGAGTTATTTGAGATAACGTTTACAACTCCAGGTTTACCATATCCAACAACATATAAATTCAACACATTTGCTCTTGCTGATGTCCAACAGCAAATGAATGGTAAAGGATACACTTATACCCTCAAATGTGTAAGTAAAGAGCAGCTGACTCAAAGTAACATTAATATTGTTCACAGCTATAATGAAACTATTAATGATATTGTTGACAACATTTTTACAAGGTATCTTGAAACTGATAAAATTGTTAGTATAGATCCTTGCAAGGGTAACGAGACTATAGTGTTTCCTAAAGTCACCCCTTTTGTAGCTATAGATATTATCAGAAAAAGAGCTGTCCATCCCAAATACGTTTCATCCTCGTTTGTGTTTTTTGAAAACCAAGATGGATTCAATTTTAAATGTATTGAGCAAATGATGGAAGATGGTAAAGCAAGAATAGGATCTAAGAAATTTTATTACTTCAGCAATGGTCAAAAAGATAAGAATACTGAAGCTTTGATGTTTAGAAGTATCATTGAGTATGAAAATATTGGAAGAACTGATCTTACGGAAATGATTCAAAGTGGTGGTGTTAAAAACAGAGTGAAAACGTTTGATATTTTTTCAAAGAAAGTAAACGATATTACTTTTGATATGACTCAGAAATTTTCATCCATTGTTGGTTCCGATAAAAAGAATACTCTTAATATTTCGGAATCAATGATTAAAGATTTTGCCAATGAGCCAACATTTAACTATTTCATTCCTAAAGACACTAACCGTAAAGAAAACTTTTTAGAAAATATGATGGGTGCAAGACTTGCTTATCAAAAACTATTTAACTCAAATTTTGTAAGAGCATACATTCCTGGAGACTCATCGATCAAAGCAGGAGATGTGATTGAGCTCAATCTTCCAAAAGCTTCTGGTACTACAGAAGCAAAAGGAACAGATGATCTTGTTGATGGCAATTATATTGTGACGAGATTGAGACATAATATTACAACTGTTGGAAAAACAAAGCATTATATTTCACTTGATTGCAATAAGGTTGGTTTAGGATGACAACGGAAAATTTAGGAGCTCAAGGCTTTTTTTGGTTCTTCGGTGTTGTAGAGGATAGAGATGATCCTCAACAACTTGGACGTGTGAAGGTTAGAGTTCACAATTTCCATGGAGATAAGGTTAAAACTCCCACTGCTGATTTGCAATGGGCTTTCATCATCATGCAACCAACAAGTGCTAGTTATCAAAAGACAGGATTGTCTCCAACAGGGTTAATGATTGGATCTACAGTTGTTGGTTTTTTTGCAGATGGTAGTGAAGGTCAGATGCCAATGATACTTGGATCTTTACCTGGTATTGAAGACAAAGATCCAGCCAAGCATGATGTGACCCCTCTTGCAAGGGAAATAAACTCTCTAAATAAAATTACTACAGGTCCTGAGCCTTCTTCTGCTTATTCAACAGTATATCCGTACAATAGAGTTTATCAGTCAGAAAGCGGTCATATTATTGAATTTGATGATACTCCTAACAATGAAAGAATTCATGTTTTTCACAAATCAGGAACGTATGTGGAGATTAATCAAGAAGGTAGAAGAGTCAACAAAATTGTCGGCGATGATATTGAAGTTGTTCTCAAAGACAAGACTGTTTACATTCAGGGAAATGTAAAAGTAGAAATTAAGGGCAATGTGGATGTGACTGTTGATGGTAATTACAACTTAAATGTTTCAGGGGATGTAAAGATCAACGGTAAAACAATCAACCTCAATAACGGCTCTAATGGAGCTGCAAGAGTTGGTGATACTGCAGATACTAATGATGCTGGTGCAGCTGTTGGAACTAATAAAATCGAGTCTGGTTCAAGTACTGTATTCATAGGCGGCTAAAATGGCAATAGTAATCAGAAAAACAAAAACAACTCCTCAAACTACTAAACCCTTAGTATACTCAGACTTTTATTCTAATTTCGATCTTGAATTAGTTAAGAATGATCTCCTGACTTATAAAAATGAGGATTCAGTCAAAAGATCTATTAGAAATATTCTTCTAACTGATAAAGGTGAAAGATTTTTCAATCCTACTTTTGGTAGTGACATACGTAAAATGTTATTTGAAAACTTTTCGCCCTCAACAGAGCAAGTGGTAGCAGATTTAATTAAAACCGCTATAGGTAACCACGAACAAAGAGCAAATGTGATTGATGTCAATGTTTCTGGGGATCCAGATCAAAATTCAATGT